AATATAAAACAGAATATTCAACGGCGGCGGAAAAGTTGAAAACAATCGAAACTGCGATTGCGAAGTTGTCGGATCCACAGGAACAGGCGGTACTGCGATATAAATACATATTAGGACTGAATGAAAACAAGATATGTCAGAGAATGCACTATGAACGTTCCCGAATATATCAAATACATAAATCAGCATTAAAAAAAATTGCGAATTTTTAAAAGAGTGGACTAAAATGGACTATATTCTGTGGTATTATGATAACGTGAAGAAATTCACAATAGGGTTTTCTCCTTTTTTTCTTCTATCAATCGAGAACCGCCGTAGCGTGTAAACGGCGGTTTTTGATTGCGAGAAAATCCCAATCAATTACGAAAGGCGGACGGAACATTGAAAATTGTAAATAAAAATATTTCGGATATAAAACCATATGAAAACAATCCACGCATTAACGTTGACAGCGTGGATAAAGTGGCGAACAGTATCAAAGAATTTGGATACAGAGTGCCAATCATCATAGATAAAAACAATGTAATCGTCGCAGGACACACACGTTTGCTTGCGGCGGAAAAGTTGGGTATAACGGAAATACCGTGTATAGTCGCAGATGATTTAACAGAACAGCAAATCAACGCGTTCCGTTTGGTTGATAATAAAACAACTGAATTTTCAGACTGGGACTATGAAAAATTGAAAGAAGAACTGTATGCGTTAGATATGGATTTATCGGAATACGGTTTTGAAAAAATCAGCGAAGAATTTAAAGAGGTATTGGACAACACATCCAAAGAACTGTCGGCAGATGAATATAACGACGATAACTTTGAGTGCACCTGTCCACGTTGCGGGTTTAAATTTAACAGGTGATGAATATGTGGAAATGGAAACTACGTGATATAAACCGTGTACAGAAAAATGGATTGAATGTGTTCAGTTGTTTTTCCTGCGGCGGTGGGTCAACAATGGGATATAAATTAGCCGGATATACGGTGTTAGGCAACTGCGAAATTGATGAAAAAATAAATAAAATGTATGTTGCAAATCATCACCCAAAATACAACTATCGTATGGATATACGACAATTCAAAAAATATGCAAATATTCCTGATGAACTGTATCAGTTGGATATATTGGACGGTTCACCGCCTTGCAGTACATTCTCTATCGCAGGCGACAGAGAAAAGGCGTGGGGCAAAACAAAAGTGTTCCGAGAGGGTCAGTCGGCACAAACATTGGACGACCTGTTTTTTGAATTTATAGACGTGGCCGAAAGGTTGCAACCGAAAGTGATTGTTGCCGAAAACGTCAAGGGAATAGTACAGGGAAATGCAAAGGGATATGTAAACGAAATCATAAAACGATTATCGGCAATCGGTTATGATACGCAGATATTTTTATTAAATGCTGCATTTATGGGAGTACCGCAACGCCGTGAGCGTGTGTTTTTCATATCACGGCGGAAAGATTTGCAGTTTGGAAAACTGTCACTGAATTTTAATGACAAACCAATATTGTTCGGCGAAATCAGTGACGGCAACGGCAGACCGATTAACAAATCATCATTGCTATATAAACGGTGGTTACACAGACGGCCAACAGACAAAAACGTTGGTAGTATCAATGAACGATTGACGGGCAAAGACAGTAATTTCGGCACACAGATATGTCACACAAATAGGGTAGCCAATACATTGGTATCGGGTGGATCATATGTGTACTACGACAAACCGTGCTATATATCCGATATGGATATGATACATATGCAGACGTTTCCCGAAGATTATAATTTTATGGGACAGTCGGTACAGTATGTATGCGGAATGTCTGTTCCACCGTTGATGATGAAACGAATTGCAGAACAAATTTATCTACAATGGTTTAACAAATAAAAAAGACGTGAGGTGCTGGAACACCTCACGTCATACATCAGAGCCATACCTCTGATGCAGATAGTTTATATATTCGCGAACATTAACTATCTGCATTATTATATTACAAAAAAAGAGGGTTTTCAAGTGTATAATGATGTAAATGAGCAAATAAAAAATGCCTTGTTGAAACGTGCAACAGGGTATGAAGTAGAGGAAAAAGAAATAATCATTGACAAAAATAAAAAAGACACAGGCAAAGTCAAGGTCATAAAGAAACATATTCCACCCGACTTAAATGCGATAAAAACTATAAACAGTCTTATACAACGTGGGGAATGGTAACAAACAAAGCGGCGGAAAGTTCCACCGCTTTTTTAGTGCAGAAAGGACCAACAATGAAAATATATTACGAAAAAAATACGAAAACAAATAAAAAAATCCGCAAACAATCAAAAAAATACGGATTGACATACAAATTTTCAAAATGGCTATTCATATGCAAATGGCGATTTAATAATCGTAAATGGTGTGAGTGTCGGCACAAGCGCAGAGCGTTAGAACGTGCGTTGACAAAAAACGGATTTATTTAATTTTTTGTTAAGTTTTGTTAAGGTGTTTGCGTACGCACACGCGCGCGTTAATGGTAGGAATTAAAAAACAGCGAAAAATATATTAACAAAGCGAGGTGAGAAACTATGACGAAAAAAGAAAAAATGTTCGTTGACGCATATGTAAATGACGTCAAGAGAAATCAGACCGCGGCGGCTATTGCGGCAGGTTACAGTGAAAAAACAGCACCGCAGGCGGCAAGTCGGCTGATGAAAAAAGATGAAATCAAACAGGCTATTGATGAACGTCTGAAAGAACTGCACGAGCAAAACACAGCACAGGCAAACGAAGTTATAGAATTTCTCACGGCGGTACTGCGTGGCGAAAACGTTGACAATATCCCGATATTTGTCGGTGACGGTTTTCAAAAACTAACAGAGGGAAAACCACCTGCCAAAGATAGGCTACGTGCGGCGGAAATGTTGGGTAAATACTACGCATTGTTTACCGACAAGACACAGATTGAAAGTGACGGACCTGTCGTTATTATTGATGATATAGGGGGCGAAGAAGATGGCAGTTAGAATGTCCGAAAAAATAGCACCGTCATTTTATCCGGTGCATAAAAAACTACACGACAAACAGTACACACACTATTGGCTGAAAGGCGGCAGAGGTTCGACAAAATCAAGTTTTGTAAGTATCGAAATTATAAACGGTATAATGCAGGATAAAAACGCAAATGCCGTAGCAATCCGAAAAGTTGGTGTATATCTGAAAGACAGTGTATATGAACAGTTGGTGTGGGCGATAGAGCAGTTGGGTGTGTCGCATTTGTGGAAACAGAAATTAAGTCCGTTGGAATTGGTATATAAACCAACGGGACAAAAAATATTGTTTCGTGGTGCGGACAAGCCACAGAAATTGAAATCGACCAAAGTATCAAGAGGGTATTTAAAGTACATATGGTACGAAGAAACAGCGGAATTTAACGGTATTGAGGAAATCAGAAATATAAATCAATCGTTAATGCGTGGCGGTTCTGATTTTGTCGTATTTTATTCATACAATCCGCCCAAATCCCAACGTAACTGGGTTAATAAATACATATTGGAAATAGATAAAAAACACAACTATAAACATCATAGCAGTTATTTGGACGTTCCGCCGGATTGGTTAGGTGAACAATTTATTGAGGAGGCGGAAAGCCTAAAGGAACGTAATCTTGACGCATACAATCACGAATATTTAGGCGAAGTTACCGGAACAGGCGGTGAAGTATTTGCAAATGTGGATATAGTCAGCCTGTCTGATGAACATATCAGCACATTCGACCAAATCCGTGAGGGTATCGACTTCGGATATGCGGCGGATCCGTTTGTGTATGTAAAATGTCACTATGACAAAAAACGAAAAACGCTGTACATATTTGACGAAATTTACAAAGTAGGTATGTCAAATCAATCTGCGGCGGAAAGGATAAAAACGAAGAAGAACACGCAAAATCAAATAATAGCTGATAGCGCAGAACCGAAGAGTATTGCGGAAATGAAACGGTACGGACTGCGCATAACAGGCGCAAAAAAAGGGCCGGATAGCGTAAACTACGGTATCAAATTTTTGCAGTCGTTAGACAAAATCATTATTGATAATATCCGTTGTCCGAAAACGGCAGAGGAATTTTTAAACTATGAATTGGAACCGGACGGAAACGACGGATTTAAAGACGAATTTCCGGACAAAAACAACCATACCATAGACGCCGTGCGTTATGCGTTGGAAAACGATACGAAGAACAAAACCGCGAAGATACGCAGTAGAAAGGAATTATATTAATGCGATTAGACGAAGAATTAATCAAAGATGGTATAACGGTCAAACTGATAGCCGAATTAATCGAAAAACACGAACGTCGTAACGGCAGATATTCAAAATTGATGAACTATTACAGGGGAAATCACGCAATTTGTCACCGAGAACGAGAGGCGGACGGATTGGCGAATAATAAAATAATGGTGAACCACGCAAAATACATTACAGACATCAGCACCGCATATTTAATCGGTAATCCTGTTAGTTATACACCGTCTGACGGGTACAATATTGACGACATTATAAATGTCTATTTGGAACAGGATATACAGTCGATTGACAAAGAAATCGTGAAGAATGTCAGCATATACGGCAGAGGGTACGAGTTAGTATATTCGGACGGAAATTCACAGCCACGCAGTGTCAAAATAGACCCGCGACAGGCATTTGTCGTATATAACGACGATTGTACACATTTTCCGTTGTTCGGTGTTTATTATTATAAAACATACGACGTCAATCACGTTGTAACGGGTATTGTCTGCAATATATACACGGATAGCGAAATATGTACATATCAGTCAAAACAGGATAATTGGAACACGCTTGAATTGACATATCAAGCAATACATTTCTTTGGTGGCGTGCCTATGATAGAATACGTCAATAACGAGGAAAAACAGGGCGATTTTGAGCAACAAATACAGCTGATAGACGGATATAACAAATTGATGTCGGACCGTGTAAACGACAAAGAACAGTTCGTTGACGCTATGCTGTTATTGAAAGGAATCGAAATAGACAGCGAGCAAGCACGAGCATTAAAACGCGAAAAGATTTTACAAACCGATAACGACGAGTACGGCGACGCAAAGTATTTGTCAAAATCACTGTCAGAGGCGGACACAAAGGTACTGCGTGACGACCTAAAAGAAGATATATTCACTACATCAATGGTACCGGATTTGTCAGATGAAAAGTTCGGCAACAACCAAAGCGGTGTGGCGATTAAGTACAAGATTTTGGCGTTCGAGCAGAAAACAAAAGACAAAGAGGGTTACATTACAAAGGGACTGAAAGAACGTTTTAAACTGTATAATCATTTTTTAAACCTAAAAAACAATACGCCGATAGTTCCTGTACACAGGATTGATTTTGTGTTCACACACAATTTGCCTGTAAACAATTACGAAATGTCACAAATGATTACAAACCTAAAAGGTATGGTTAGCACCGAAACACTGATAGCACAGTTGGATTTTGTAACTGACCCACAGGAAGAGGCGGAATCGGCACGGCAGGAAACAGCAAACGAATTTCAACAGCAACTGAACAACAATAGCGATATGATGTCGGGGGGCGGTTGGTAATGCAGTTTAGCGTTGAGGGATTGGAAAATGTGCAGGCAATGATTGATGATAAAATCAATAATCTAACCGAAAAACTGTCAGAGGGTATCGCCGAAAGTTGTAAAGTTGTAGAGGCTGACGCAAGAGGTTTGTGCCCTGTTGATACGGGGGAATTACAGAAATCCATAACGTCGGAAGTGTCGGGAACAACCGGCACAGTCGGAACGAACAA